GGCACCACAGGGTGCTGCTAATGCATGGGCTGGAACTACTGGCAAAGGACTGATTGCTGCCCTCAATTACAAGGCTAGTTCTACACGCCAGCCAAATGACTACAAAGGTTTAAACGCCATCTGCAATGAACTTGCTGGCACCTCTGGATTATCAGCCGTGGTTGCATTAAGGAGCATTGACCTATGAGTACTTTCGGACAACTAGCAGACCGTGTTGAGGCTGTATTGCATGGCTATACAGAGAACACAGAGCCTGCTACTTGGCTAGTTAGCAACGCTACTAGCACAGCAACAACCCTGAGCGTTTATGATGCTTCGGTTATTGGGCGTGGTTATGTACAGATTGACGATGAAATTGTATTTGTTAACTCTACAGACAATGTAGCCAATACTCTAAGCCTTGCTCCATGGGGTAGAGCGCAGCGCGGAACTACTGCTGCTGCTCACACAAGCAATGCCAAAGTAACAATGGCACCATTGTTCCCACGGCAAGAGATTAAGAACGCCATCAACGACACCATCAATGCTATGTACCCAAGCATCTTTGCCGTAGGTACCTATGACTTTGATTATGTAGCAGCACAGTATTCCTATGAGATTCCTGCTGCGGTACAAAATGTTTTATCTGTAACTTACTCAACAGTAGGTCCATCCAAAGAGTGGTTTCCATCTCGTGCATGGCAACTAGACAGAGTTGCAGATTCAGATGCCTTTGCTACCACAAAGAGCCTATCTATCTATTCAGAGATTGTTCCTGGACAAACAGTGCATGTGTCATACAGCAAGCGCCCAACAGCACTTGTTAATGATGCTGATGTTTATGAAACAGTAACAGGTTTCCCATCTTATTCAGAGGATGTTGCCATCTATGGTGCAGCCTTCCGCATGATTTCGTTCTTGGACCCTTCACGCCTTGGTCCTCAGTCTGCAGCAGCAGACATCCTTGATGGCGTGCGCCCGACAGGTTCGGGGCAGAACGCAGCCAGATTCTTGTACAACATTTATCAGCAGCGTTTAAACGAAGTGGCGAATAATCAACGCCGTCAGTATCCAATCCGTTCGCACTATCAGAGATAGGTAAAAAATGGCAGCAGGCGACCCAGGCTCACCAGCGCGGTACTACTCCTCAACCGCAGTAGAAACCTCGCTCCAAGCATCTATCCCCGCACAGTCGCAGGGGCAGTCATACACATCATTCATTGTCGCATCCATTAGCGGATTCCCGACATCATTTCCGTACACGCTCATCGTTGACCCTGATACCTCTAAAGAAGAAGTCATCACGGTCACAAGCGGTACAAGCACAACTCTTACTGTAACTCGTGGCTCTGACAATACACAGGCTGTAGCCCACTCTGCTGGTGCAGTGGTTCGCCATGGTGTATCTGGTCGTGACTTCCGTGAGTCAGAGAATCACATTGCTGCTCGTGGCTATGACATTGATGAAGCAATCTTAGTTGCTGCTAATCAGACCCATGTACACGGTATTGCAACTGGCGAAGGTGTCGTTGTAGGTACTTTAAAAACACAAACTCTTAGCAATAAAACTCTTGTAAGTCCTACAATTACTGGAACGCCAGGCTTAGATACAAGCATTGTATTTGAGGGTTCAACTCCTGATGCTTATGAAACAACTTTAACTGTAGTTGACCCTACTGCAGATAGAATAATTTACCTTCCAGATGCTGGTGGTAATGTTGTTATTGATACTGCAACTCAGACTCTAACTAACAAGACTCTGACTAGCCCTACAATTTCTGGCAGTCCAGTCATCACTGGTTTATCCAGCGCAGGTATGGTTGCATCTTCTGCAACTCCTAAAGATTATGTAGATGCCATCCTAGGCTCTGCTACGGCTGCAGCAACCTCAGCAGCATCGGCAGCAACTTCTGCCACCAGCGCTGCTACAAGTGCCTCTAGCGCCTCTACAAGCGCTTCTAGCGCCTTAACTAGCGCCAACAGTGCATCTACTTCAGCCACAGCAGCAGCCACTTCTGCAACCTCTGCAGCGGCTTCTGCGACTGCAGCAGCAACCAGCGCCACAAGCGCTGCAGCATCTGCTACGACTGCTCAGGCTTGGGCTGTCCAGTTGGTTACTCCTGTATCTGGTTCTGATTATTCTGCTAAGTACAATGCTAATCTTGCAGCAACATCAGCATCCTCCGCTGCTACTAGCGCATCTTCTGCAGCCACATCTGCAACATCTGCTGCTAACTCTGCAACAGCATCCGCAACTTCTGCAAGTGCTTCCGCTACATCAGCCAGCGCTGCTGCTACTTCAGCAACATCTGCTGCAGCCAGTGCAACGGCTGCTGCTACTAGCGCCACATCTGCTGCTGCTAGCGCTACTGCTGCTGCAACTTCTGCAGCAAGTGCTGCTGCTTCAGCCACTGCTGCTGCTGGTTATGTAGTACCTAGCCAGACTGGTAATGCTGGTAAGTATTTACAAACTGATGGAAGCACTACATCTTGGCAATTAGTATCTGGAGATATTGAATCAATTACTGCTGGTGATGGCTTAACAGGTGGAGGCACCTCTGGTGCCGTAACTCTTGCTGTTTCATCTGATGTGCTACGCACAACTGGTGGACAGATTATCTCTGCTAATACCTCAGCCAATGCTCTTGAGATTAGACAGATTGGTGCTGGCAATGCGCTAGTTGTTGAAGATGAAACTAATCCTGATGCAAGTCCAATTGTTGTTAATTCATCTGGACAATTATTTATAGGAAAAACAACAGCAAATTCTAATGCAACATATAATCGTGCATTGCAATTAGAAGGAACATCGGCAACGAATAGTTCTATGTCTTTAATTAGGAACGGAGCAGAACCTGCCATATTTATGGCAAGAAGTAATGGAACAACCCTTGGTTCTTTTACTGCAGTTGCTAATAATGAAACAATTGGTAACATAAATTATGGTGCAGCAGATGGAACATCGTTTGTTAGTGGAGTTGTTCAAATTATTGCAAGTGTTGATGGAACAGTATCAACTGGTGTTATTCCTACAAGACTTACATTTTTAACAGCAAGTACATCTGGCGTTAATACAGAGCGTATGCGTATTACCTCTGCTGGATTGCTAGGCATTGGTGGTACACCGTCAGGTGCAATGGTGCAGATATTTAACAATACTGCAGCCAATGTTGGTACCATTATTCGTGGTGCTGCATCGCAGACTGGCGACTTGTTGCAGATTCAGAATAGCGCTGGAACTGTATTATTTACTATTGATAGTTCTGGTGATGTCGGCATTGGACAAACTGTACCAACATCAAAATTAGCAGTTGTTGGTGCTTCTGCAAGTATTGCTACTTTTACTGATAATACAAATGCAACAGTAACTATTGCTACACCATCTTCATTAGTTGGTTCTATAATTAGCAATCAAGCATTAACATTTCAATCTGCCACTACAGAGCGTATGCGTATTGATACTTCAGGAGATATTACTATTTCTGCATCTACTACGGATAGGTACCTCCGTGTTGGAGCAAACAGAACTGGTAATGCGTACTCGTATATTGATTTGCAAGGAGATGCAACATATACAGATGGATTAAGACTTATTAGAGGAAATACTGGAGCAAACTCTATTTCTGGAATGGAGCATAGAGGAACTGGGGCTTTTCAAATAGTAACTAGAGAAGCAGCGCCATTGGTAATCTATACTAATAACACAGAGCGTATGCGTATTGATTCCAGCGGTAATGTTGGTATTAATACAACAACAATGTCTGGAAGATTTAATGTTCAAGGTACCGCTGCTGGAGTTTCTGCATATTTTACAGATGGAGTAAATTCATCTTTAGTTGTTCAAAATCTTGCAGGTGGTGTAACGCTAGGAACAGACTCGGGTGGTGCAATCCACTTAGCAACTAATGGCTCTGCTTCAGGAAATCGCCGTTTGAGTATTGACGCTTCAGGTAACACAACTATCAATGCCGTTGCAGATGCAACTACAACTACCGCAGCCCGTGGTGGTGGCTATATGGGTATCCCACAAAGCGCTGCTGCTACAACTGGTGCTTACACCGTTGTTGCTGCTGATGCTGGTGAGCATATCTACTCAACTGCTACTCGTACAGTAACAATCCCTGCTAACTCCTCAGTAGCCTTCCCTGTGGGTACGGTACTAACCTTCATCGCAGGCTCTGGTGCGACAGTAACTATTGCTATCACTACTGATACAATGTATCTAGCGGGTGCAGGTACTACTGGCTCCCGCACTCTTGCAGCCTTCGGCGTAGCGACTGCTGTTAAGATTACCTCAACATCGTGGATTATTAGCGGAAACGGACTTACTTGATGAGTGGTGTACTAGGTGGATTACTTGGTTCACTTAAAAGCGGTGTTTCAACATCATATGAATCTATCGCTTCATTTTATTCTTTAGGAACTGTTACTAGTTATACCTTTAGTAGCATACCTGGAACCTTTAAGCACCTACAACTTAGAATGTATTTACCTGGAGGTTCTTCGGTAAGTGCAACAAATCTTGACATTCAAGTAAATGGCGACACTGGAACTAACTATGTTAATCACTGGTTTAACGGTACAGGAACTACGGTAAGTGCTAGTTCTCAAACAAGTAACCCAAGAATTGAAGAAATGGTATTATTTAGAAGTGCAAATACCTACCCTGCTGGTGTTATTCTTGATATTTTAGATTATGCAGATACAAATAAATATAAAACATTTAGAACTTTATCAGGCAAAGAAGATGGTAACAGTGGTGATGTGCGAATAACATCACATATGTGGATGTCAACATCTGCCATAACTAGCATAAAGGTATATCCAGATAATAATAATAATTTTCCGCCTGGAGTCAGACTTTCTTTATATGGAATAAAAGGAGCATAGTATGGCAGCAGGAGCAACTTATGAACCTATGGCAACTACCACTTTATCAAGTAATCAAACTTCTGTAACCTTTAGCAATATATCCCAAGCATATACAGACCTAGTTATAGTTATTAATAATTTTGGTATGAACACTGGTGGCTCTGCAGCAAGAATGAGATTTAATGGAGATACTGGCGCTAATTATTCAAATCAGGCATTGGTTGGAACTGGTAGTAGTACTGTTGCTGGTCGCGAGTCTAACCAAACAAGTGTAAGAATTATGGGAGCGCAGATTGGACCATCTACTACGAATACTGACACAGCAATAATTAATATTTTTGATTATTCAGGAGCATATGGATATAGAACAATACTTGTAAAAGCAGGTGGAGTTAATGAAACATATGCTTTAGTTGGCTGGTGGGCAAATGTTAATGGAATTACATCGCTAGAACTTAGGTCTTACAATGGAACCGATACTATTTTATCTGGAACCGTAATTACACTTTACGGTATCGCTGCTGCTTAGGAGATACTATGGCAAATACTTATGTAGCAATAGCAACTATAACTGTTGGCAGTGGTGGAGCAAGTAGTATTTCATTTAGTAATATCCCTTCTACTTATACTGACTTAAAATTAGTATTTTCTTTAAGGACAGATAACAATTATGGTGGTTTATTTTATGAAACAAATGTTAAATTAAATTCTACAGCCTCTAGTAATGATAGACTTTTATTTGGTTATGGAACTACTACTGGAACAAACATTGCCTCTTATACTATTGTATATGGAGTAAACAGCAATACCGCAACAGCAAGTTCTTTTGGTAATGGTGAAATTTATATACCGAACTATACTTCAAGTAGTAATAAACATTTATTTGCTGATTCTGTTAGCGAGAGCAATGCTGCTGGCGCTATAAAATCTTATGTTTCTGGAAATAATTTTGCTGTTACTAGTGCTGTTACTTCAATAACCCTCGCTGCATATAATAACGCAAATTATGTCCAACATTCAACTGCAACTTTATACGGAATAAAAAAATCATAGGAGGATAAATGCCAACCAAGTTAATAGTAGATTGTTCTACAGGAGAAACCACCGAAGTGGAACTTACTGCAGAAGAAATTGCACAAAACGCAATAGATGCTGCTGAAGCAGAAAGTCGCAAGGCTGCAGCAGAGGCAGAAGAACAAGCCAAAGCAGAAGCCAAGGCATCAGCCGAGGCTAAACTAGCAGCACTAGGACTGACCGCAGAAGAAATTGCGGCATTAACAAAATAGGGAGAAAATAAATGGCAATAGATTACTCAGCACTTCTAACACCTGAGCAGAAGCGAGCAATCCTTGAGCAACGCCTAGCGCAGTTTGCAGCCGAGGGATACCAGCATACACTCAACAAAGAAGTTGCAAAGGACAACGCTGAAGCAGTTGCTTCTGCAGATGCTGCTCTTGCAATTCTTGATGCTGCTATCCAGGTACATCAAGACGAACTAGCAAAACTTCCAGTAACAGAATAAATAGTGAGCGACATTGATTGGGTTGCGCATAACGCAGCCCACCGTCAATGGATAGCAGACGGCAACCACCTGCCATTTATCTGCCCTGTAGAGGGTGGAAGTATCCGAGGCTGGACATCTATTTAAACACCAGAAAGTAGGGGACAGTGGCTGAAACCAGACCACCCGATATATCTGAACGCGTAATCATTGACCTGTCGGGTCGCATCTCGTCATACTATGACCCAACAACATACAAGTTTGATTTCGCTATTGGCGGTATGCCATTCATTGCAGCGATAACAGATAATACACCTTATCGCCGTCAGACTGCAGAGTTTAGAACTGCCCGTGTTGACCAACTACGCGACCCAGGAGAGCAGTCACTCTCTGGCTCTGGTTACTGGATTAGAAGCCAGTCATCGTTCCATCTTGGAGCAGGTAGCACCTATCAAGAGCCAATCGTTGGCAGCCTTGAGGAAGCACGCTTTCGCTTTAGTTCATCAGTTGGTATCAACCCTTGGACTCCAGGACAAATCTCACTACTGCGCAGAACCTTCCTACAAGAAGCGTTTACTGGCGATAGCCGTGTATTCAATACCATCATTGGTGGAGTTGAGTATCTAATACTGGTCAAATATGCATCTACTGAGGTAGCACGCGTTGTGCGTATCAGGGTAAGTGACTACTCAGAAACTACTATTGTCAACAACACTTCACTTACTGAGAACATTATTGCAGTAGCCATGGGTGGTAATGACTTGATGATGGTTACACCTACCAAGGTATGGCGCTACTCATTTGATGAGAATACTCCTGCCTTGCATCAAGACTATGCAATCAATACAGCAAATGCCCAATCAGGAACTATTGCTTATGTTAAGAATCGTTTTATTCTTGGCTTTCATGACACAAACCAAAGCACATTTGTTTATGAGATAAACAGAAACACTGGCTCGTCAATCAACCTCAGCACACTTACTCCAGTTAATGGAAGCAGCACACTGCCTACTGGCTACACCTTCAGGGCTGTAACCGAGGCTGGCGCTGCTATCTATGTTGGCGGATTCTCTGGTGAGCAGGGCAATGTCTACAAGATTACTGTTGCCAACGATGGCAGTTTAAACACTATGACCAGCGTAGTCACGCTGCCTAGTGGAGAAAACATTACTGGTTTACTTGGATACCTAGGCACCTATGTTGCTATCGGTACAAGCAGAGGCTTGCGAATTGCTATTGCCAACGAAGTTGGCGACCTGTCCTATGGACCACTGATATTTGAATCAAACCTTGGCATCTACAAGATGAGCGCATACAGCAAATTTATTATTGCTGGTGTTGACTCTGGTGTTGGTGGCTACTCTGGTGTCTATAGAGTTGACTTATCACAGCCATTAACAAATGGTGCCTATGCATACTCCACAGATGTTTATGCAGATGGTGCAACAGGTAAGGTAGAAGGCGTTGCAAATCTTGGCGATGGCAGAATTGCTTTCTGTGTAAACGGTGATGGTTTGTTTATTGAGCATGCAACTGAACTTGTTGAGTCAGGTGAAATAACCACAGGTATTATCCGTTATGAAACCCTTGAGAACAAAGCATGGAAGCGTTTAAAACTACGCACCGAGGGAACTCTGCAAGGTGACATTGACATCTTCCGTGTTGAGAACGGAGCAGACACAGCCTTCCGCACTGTAACGCAAGGGAGTACAACTGATTATGACTACGACCTCTCATCGGTTTTTGAAGATGTTGGAGTTGAAGCGCAGTTTAAATTCCGCCTCAATCGTAACGATACAACTGCCACGACTGGCGCTGTTATTTATGGTTACTCTGTTAAGGCTCTGCCTACTCCTACCCGCGCTCGTGTTATTCAAATCCCTGTCTTTTGTTTTGATTCGGAGCGTGACCGCAATAAGAACATCATGGGATTCCAAGGTTATGCACTCGGTAGACTCCAAGCGCTAGAGGCTATGGAAGCCCAAGGCGAAACTATTATCATCCAAGATTTCACTGCTGACGGAGAACCTATTGAAGCAGTGATTGAGCAGGTGTCTTTCACCCGCACTACACCACCTAGCGGTAACTTCTCAGGCTACGGTGGGATTCTCCAGATTGTCGCTCGTACTGTCGTTTAAACATTTAAGGATAGAAACATGACTCCTGCTGATTGGGCTGCTTTAGCCGTGTCCGTAACCACCCTTGTTGGCGCACTAGCCATGGGTGTTAAGCATCTAACTAAACATTATCTGTCGGAACTCAAACCCAACGGTGGGTCAAGTCTGAAAGACAAGGTAAATAGCCTTGAAGAAAAAGTTGACCTGTTAACTGATTTAGTCAAAGAAGTATTGAGGAAGTGAAAGATGAAACCCAAGGTTGCCAAGTCTGCCAGCCCTGCTGCCATTGCCATGCTACGCCAGGCGACTGCCCTTGCACCCCTACGGAAGAAAGCATCAGACGGTTTACTCCCTTCCATTGCACATTTAAAACAAAGCCCTAACTCAGACCACAACACAGGTCTTGCGGTAGACTTAACCCATGACCCAAAGAATGGCATTGACTGTGCAGACATCTTTCAACGCCTCAAAGAAGATGACAGAGTTGACTATCTCATATTCAATGGAAAGATTTGGTCCCGCAAATATGCAAAGCAAGGTGACCGAAAGTATGCAGGTAAAAATCCGCATACAAAACACCTCCATGTTTCCATCAAGCCAGAGTTCGCTGGTGATACCAGCCCTTGGTTCTGGTGGAAAAATCAACCAAGCCTAACTAAGCAGATAGTGGCTGAAGCCATTGGCGGAACGCCCAAGAAGAAGGTGGCAAAAGGTGTCATATTGGCACCCGTATGTACCTGCTGCAAAGTACATGGCAAGAAAGGTAACTAATGGAAACACTAAAGCAAATCTCGCTGACCTGGTTCCGTGCTGCAGCATCTGCTGCAATCGCACTCTACCTCGCTGGTGAAACTGATTTCAAAACACTTGGGATGGCTGCTCTCGCAGGCTTCCTCGGTCCTGTATTGAAATGGTTGGACCCCTCCGCAGGAGAGTTCGGCAGAACAAAATAACTTAATATAGTTTAAACAAAAGAACCCCCGCCATCAAGAGAAATCTTGGTGAGCGGGGGCTTTTTTGCGTTTATCCGATATGTAGTTTTACTGCACTACAGCACTTCCCCAAATACTGTAGCGCTTAGACTTTATCAAGTGGGGTTGGGGCTGTCAATTCAGCGCCACATAATGCACACTCTGCTTCGGTAAACCACAAAGCAATCTCGCCATCTTCAAATATGCACGCGACTTTAATTACTTGAGAACCGCAAGGACATGCATGAGTAGGAATACCACGATAACTATGCTTAACTATGCTCTGCTTCCGCTTACGCTTCAGCAGACACATACACTTAACCCGTTCTGCACGAACAGGAGTATACTGATTTTTTAATTACACTGATGTAGTTCTCTCGGCGTGTCGCAGGATAGAGGAGCGAGGTGCATGTAAACTCCTCTATTGCAAAGGAGAAGTATGACACTTGAAGAAAAGACTGGGAAAGGTTACATCTCCCACAGCGCCATGTCTACATGGCTTAACTGTGGCTGGTCGTTCTACCTTACCCGCATACAGAAAGTTCCTGAGAACCCATCCTACTGGCTAGTAGGGGGTAAATCCTTACATGAGTGTACTGAGTGGTACGACAACCTCAGCCCACAACTGCAGGAGATAGGTGACTTTGATTTACGACAAATCTTCCTAGATAAATGGGAGGATAACTACCGTCTTGCTGACAACGGCATGCCGTTCCGTGCTGGTGGCAGGGCTACCAAGCAGTATCCCAACAAAGAGGATGCTTCATGGTGGGTGGACAATGGACCCAAGATGTTAGATTTTTGGATACAGTTTCGCAAGGATAGTGGATACCAACCATACCTACTATCAGGTGGCGAAGCAGCCATTGAAACTGAACTCAATGTAGAAATTGGTGGAGTCCTCATGAAGGGCTTTCTTGACCGACTTATGGTTTCTCCCGATGGGGAACTTGTGGTCGTTGACATCAAGACTTCAAGCAAACCACCAGTTACCTATACCCAACTAGGCACATACGCGATTATGTGCGAGAAGGCTATGGGTATTCGCCCTGTCAAGGGTGCCTACTTCATGGCTCGTACTGGTGAACTAACTGAACCAGTAGACCTAACACACTACACTGAACGCCGACTAGCCTCACAGGTTAAGGGCTTTAAGACTGCGGTAGACAACAACATCTTTATCCCACAGCCAGGATTTATGTGCGGTACATGTTCTGTCAATCACGCATGCTATGCAGTTAATGGTTCCGAATCACACAAATACCCCGAACTAGGAGATGACGATGAGTGAAAACTCAGCAATTCAAATCAACTTTAAGACCAAGAAAGATGGCATGTTGATTAACCTTCGCGCCCAAGATGGTGCCGAACTTGACCTACTACTTGATGCAGTAAGCCAAAGACTTGCTGCTCTTGTTGACCTTGAGAAAACTGTTGAAGGTATGGCAGTTGTTAAGGATGCCTTCCCTAACTCAGTACCAGTACAAGGTACAACTGTGGCACCACGCCCAGTACAAACAGCACCAGCAGGCGCACCTGATTGTGCATGCGGTGGTGGACCAATGCGCTTCGTACCAGCAGGTATTGCTAAGTCAACTGGTCGCCCATACAAGGCGTTCTATGCATGCCCTAAACCACAGGGTCAGTCTTGCCCTAACAAGGTAACTCTATAGTTTATGCGCCTCCTATCCCGCGCTATCCGTACTGCATCAGCAGGGGGTGCGACACTGCCAACAGTGTGGCGCTCTCTGCTTGAGCAGCAAATAGCGTTTAGACGGGGCGAAGTAAGCATGATTGCTGGTCCTCCAGGGGCTGGTAAATCCACACTTGCTCTATCACTTGCAGTGCATGTGCAAGTACCAACGCTGTATATCTCAGCAGATACACACTCACACACTATGAGTTTGCGTTTGCTTGCGATGTTAACTGGTAGAACACAAGCCGAAGTAGAACCCATGATGGAAGCAGACAGAGAGTGGGCAGCACAAATGCTCAAGCCTGCCGACCACATCATGTGGGAGTTTGATTCAGCACCATCACTTAAAGATGTGGAAGATGCAGTACTTGCAGCCCGCGAGCGCTTAGGTAGAGATGTTGAACTCATCGTGCTTGATAATGCAGTAGATGTAACCATTGATGGACAAGATGAGTGGGGCGGATTACGCACCCTCATGCGTGAACTCAAGTGGTGGGCTAGAGATACTGGCGCTGCTGTTGTTGTTTGCCACCATACAAGTGAAGGTGTTAATGGTAATCCTTGCCCGCCACGCTCTGCGTTGCATGGCAAAATTGCGCAGACTCCTTCTCTGATACTAACCGTACACGGACAACTTGCATCAATGGGTGTATGTGCGGTGAAGAATAGATACGGACCCGCCGATGCCAATGGCGCTACCCCTGTGTGGCTTGCCTACGACCCTGCGAGTATGCAGATTAAGGACTTGGTGGCACCGTGAAGTTTATCCTTGCCATGCTTGCCTCGCTTGCAATACTTACGGCAGTAGCAATCATTATTGCTATGGCTGTCATTGATGTTGTTATTGATTTTGATGATTACGAAAGCGAGGAATTTGATGACGAATTCTGATTGGGAATTAAAGATTGCTGAAAACATGGGTGAACTTGT